CCTCTGGCTCGGCCAGTGTGGTGGCATCGGTGTGAACAGAAAAGACACGGCCTACGAACGCTTCGTGGAGGGGAACAAGCAACCCCTCTTCCTAGGCCTGTTACACGACAGCAAGACCGCTGCGGCGGTAGGAGATAAATACAAGAGCGTCGGACTTTGTGCGGTGGCCGACAATAAACCTTACAGCTGGGACCAGGTACGAATGATCTGCAGCAACTTCGAGAATCGTCCTGAGCCTCAAACGATCCACAAAAATGTAAAACAAAAACCGGAAAACTGGAGCTGGCCTTTCGAGCCGTCAGAAGTGACGCCGTACAGCTGGCTCACGTGCGAAGAACAGATAGCCGACAAAATGTTCGAGATAGCTTTTCCCCCGAGGTCGAATGTGGACTTAGTCCTACGCAACTTGCGTGTGCCAGATCTACGACGCTTTATAGCGGCGTCCGGCAACGAGAATTTAGTACGCAGGGTGATTGCGGACTTGGGGGGGTCTTTTGACTATATCTTTTTATTCAATTATTTATTATGTGTGTGTTTATACGGAACCAACTTCCACGAAAGATGGCACAGTGTCGGGGCCTTGAGCGGGGGGACTTGGCACTTCGTGGACGTGTCAAAACATGTGAGTGACACAATCAAGACACTGAAATGCTCTTTCCCAGACATGCACCTCATGTTGGAGGCAAACTGTCTGGCGGGATACAGAAACTTGCCCGTGGACGACTTCGACATTGCGAAAGAGTTCAAGTCATTGGCAGAGGGAGGTGGCAAACATTGGTTTCCGTCGGACTTCGAAGCCAAATGTGAGGCCATGTTGAGAACAAACCCCGTGAGGAAAGTGGAATACGTCACGCTCCAACAATGGGTGGCGAGTGGGCTCTGGGCAACTGCTGGCTCGTCATCAATTGGAAGGGTTGAAGTGACAGATCCCGACGGGAAAACGAGGAAGATCAAAGCACGGAAAAATTTTGTTCTTGATTGTGCCGATGCCGAGTTTTTATTTAAGCTGTGTTTGGACAAGAAAACTCAGGAGAACACGGTGTTGGTGAAGAGTGAGTTGGGCAAGGTGCGTCTTGCAGTGGCATCTGATCTGGTGAACTATCTGATCAGCAGCTGGCTCGTCCATCTAGCCGGAGGGTGTTATCTACAGTGGCCTGGGGTAACACTGGAGGAGACACAGTCTGAGAGGCGCGAGAGGATGATCCGCTTCAGGAAGCTGGTTGCCTCAGGCCGTGTGTGTTTACCCTTTGACTTTAAGGCCTTTGATCACCAGCCAACGACCGAAGAAATCTGGGCCATCGTGAAGCAGGTGTACCACGTGGCGGGCTATGCATTCCCTGAATCAGACAGGGGCTTCCTCGAGCAAATGGTCGCTAACCAGAAAGAGGGGTTCTTCAATGCGACTGTGTCGTGCAGGCTGGATAAGATGGACGAGATTCTGAAAGTGCTAGGGGGATTAATGAGTGGCCATCGAATGACTTCGATTATTGGGAACGGTTACAATTGTGTCGTGACCGAGCTGGTGATCGACTGTATGGTGGCGCTGGGAGAAGAGCGGAGTGATTTCGTGAAGAACATGCAGGGTGACGATACTGTACTGTTCTGTCGCACAAAACGACAAGCCTTGATGATTGTTCGATGCTTCCAAATGATAGGGATCGAGTTTGGGCCGGGGAAGTTCTCAGTCCGGGTTGGTGCTACTGAGTACCTCAGAATTCTCTTCACTGCAGAGGATGCAATTGGCTATGTCATGCGCACATTGCCGAATCTGACACAGAGGAAGCCGTGGAGCAACGAAGCCTGGGCTCCCGCAAGTGTGCTGAGCGGCATCTGGGACAAGGTCGGAATTTTGGAACGTCGTGCTCCACGGGAAGGGAACATGGTGCTATGGGACGTGATTGTGAACCGGTGGGCAGAATTGCATAAGATACCTGCGACCGGGGTAGGTGTACCTTCTTCCCTGGGAGGCTTGGGAATAGGGCCCTG